ATATGAAAAAAATTTTTTGTTACAATCTAAACAATAATTACTAGTGGTTTCAAAATGATTATAATTTCTAACCAAACCTGTTTTACAACATTTTGAACAAAAGTATTTTTTACAAGTAAGACAACAATTTGTATCAAACACAAAAGTGTCCAACAACTCACAGTTACTACATTCTTTTAAAAATTCTTTTATAAATCTAATTACATATGGATCAAACATTTGATATATTGTATAATAAATATTATTTTTATATTAAAATAATATTTATAATAAACTACCATCTAGATTTTTTTACACTTATTTTTGGTCCGGCTCCTTTCTTTCTAGCAGAATTTGGATCATACACATCGTCTTCATCATCTGAATTAAGATCTTTTGATATTTCCCAAAATTCTTTTGATCCTAATTTGAAATCTTTGTGATGATTTGCTTTATACCAAAAAATTTGATCGTGTAATTTATTTGAATTACTGTTATTGTTTATAACTAAACATTCGTAATTTTCGGTACATTGGTCCATCACCTGACAAAAAGATTCAAAGGTAGGAAACATACCAGCATAATTTTCGTATATGCGTTTTCTATTTGTAATATAAGGTTCCCTTAATATAAAAACATAATCAATATTTGTTCTTAAATTTGGAGGAATACCTAAAGGATATTGCATAGTAATCACTAACATAATTTTCCAATGACGACCATTCATAAACATTAATCGCATTAATTTATCTTTTGCCCAAGTATTATCATACAAACAATCATCTAAAATGACAAAAGCTCTTGGATCTATATTACTTTTTTTAAATGATGCTTCTTCCTTTTTAACTTGTTTTAGTACTTGTTTTTGCCGTTTAAGAATATTCTCTATAATTGCGCTATTATATTCCTCATGTATAAATAATTTGGGAACATGCGCACTGTAAAAACCATTTCCTGCCTCTGTACCGGAAATAACAGTACCAATTGGTATATCTTGTTGATAAAATAATAAATCTCTTACTAAAAATGACTTACCAGTATCACGCCTTCCAATTAATACTATAACAGGGCCTTTATTTTCATTTGGTTTAAAACTAATATTTCGTAAATCAAATTTCTTTAACTCTAATGTCATGTTTATTTGTAATCATAAAAAAAAATATTTCTAATTACGAAATTACCTAAAATAAGTTCAACATATTAAAATTTAAATATAAATAAAAAATAAAAAGCAATGGAATTTCAAATTGAATATAATAAAAACAAAGGTGAAGTTTTTGAAACTTTAGATGATTATAATATTATCTATAATAATCAAATTCAAAATTATATGCCTCTTTATGATATTTTTTTTAAATTAAATGAAACTAACTTTAATAGTATAAACTTGAATACTAATTGGTCTATTGAATCATTTGAAAAAAGATTAGGGCATTCTCAATTTACATGTAAATTAAAAAATTCAAAAAATGATCATATTGAAAATAAAAAGGTTTTCATTAAATTCTCTCCATTATTAGATCCTACAAAATATATTACCGGAAAATATGAATTAACACCACAATTATTTAATTTACCTAAATTAAATCAAGAAGCACATAAAAAGGTAAATAATAAATATAATGCTGCTTATGTTGATAGTTTTTTTTCATATTTATCTAGTAAAATACTTAGACAACATGATGTATTTAATGCACTAGAATATTATGGAAGTTATTTATGCAACCAAAAAGATTATAAGGTAAATGTTTATGATGATGTTGAATATTTAATTGAATCGCCTTTTTTTCATAAAAATAAGGATAAGTTATTTAAAATTGATGATTCTTTTTATGAAGAATTAGATGAAAATGAATCTAGAACAAATAAAAAGAAAATTGTAATCGATAAAAATATATCACTAAAATTAAATGATGTTGAAGATACTACTGTATATGACGAATTATTTGAAAACCCACAAAATGAATTAACAGTATTTAATTTAAAACAATTTCAAGAAATACAATTAGAAGAAACAGAAATTAGTGATGAATTATTAGATAGTAATAATTTAGACAATATTTCAAAAATTAGAAGTAACTCTGAATCTGAATCATCATGTTCATCTAGAACATCTATTACAAATAGCGATGATGAAGAAGATGACTTATCCTCTTTAAATTCAAACGATTTATCTGATATTAATTCTAGCGATTTATCTGAAGAAGAAGAGGAAATATTCGCATATATAGATAATTTTCCTGTAAATATGATTTGTTTAGAAAATTGTGATAATACATTAGATGATTATATGATGAATAATGATATCGAAAACAAAGAATGGAGCTGTATATTTATGCAAATTATTTTTACCTTATTAATTTATCAAAAATGTTTCCATTTTACACATAATGATTTACATACTAATAATGTTATGTATATTGAAACAGATAAACAACATTTGGTGTATCATTTTGATAATAATTATTATAAAATACCTACATTTGGTAAAATATGGAAAATAATTGATTTTGGACGAGCTATATATAAATTTAAAGGACAAATAATTGGAAGTGATAGTTTTGCCTCTAACGGTGATGCTGCCACACAATATAACTGTGAGCCGTTTTTTGATTCAGATAAACCAAGATTAGACCCTAATTATAGTTTTGATTTATGTCGGTTCGGTTGTTCTCTCTATGATTTTTTTATTGAAGAAGATGAAGATGAAAAAGATATGAAACATGATTTATTGGATAAGTTAATAATGGAATGGTGTACAGATGATAATGGAAAAAACATTCTTTATAAAAAAAATGGCGAAGAGAGATATCCAGATTTTAAACTATATAAAATGATTTCTAGAAATGTTCATAATCATACACCACAAAATCAATTAAAGCGTGATATTTTTTCCAATTTTATAGTTTCTAGAAAAAAATTAAGTAAAAATAGCAAGGTTTTATTTATTGATAAATTACCGTGTTATATATAAATTTATCAAATTCTTATATATTATTTGATTAATTTTTTTGTAGTATTATTTTTATACTACTATAGTATAATGAATCTTCTAGATGTTATAGATAAAAAATTTTTAATGGAAAAATCTTTAGAAAAAATAAAAGAAAATATTAAAATATCCAGTAAACCTGGTATGTTAATTGCTTCTCCTTCTCTAGACCCTCCATATAAATATCATTGGATAAGAGATTCAGCAGTTGTGATGCGTACATTTATTAATGATTATAAAACAAAAAAATCTTCTGAATCTCTATTATTACTTATTGATTATATTAATAATGAATATGAAATTCAAAATTTAAAAACGATAGGTTCATTAGGTGAACCTAAAATTAATTTAAATGGTACAGCATTTGATGGTCCATGGGGTAGACCTCAAAATGATGGTCCAGCATTAAGAGGTTCAAATATGATTAAATTATATGATTTATTATTAACAGATTACAATAGTATATGCAATAATATTGTTTTACCTATTATTAAAAAGGATTTAAAATATACATTAGAAAATTATGATAAAATATGCTTTGATTTATGGGAAGAACAAGAAGGATGGCATTTTTATACTCGCATGGTTCAATTAAAATTTTTAAAAGACTCTATCTATATGATTAATAAAAACATCCCTCTTTATGATGATAAAAATGAATTAAATAAAGCTTATTTTAATCTTTCAACATCGTTAAAGGATCATTATAGAGGAGACACAATCATTTCATCATTTAATATGGAAGGTGAAATTACAAAAGTTGATGATGCTGCTAATTTATTTGCCTACACACATATTGATTATGATAGCACAATTTTAAAACTATTTCCTATTGAAAAAACTATCAATACATGCGTTAATTTACATAAATATTTTAATGAAAAATATGAAACTACGGATTTAAATATGGTTGGAAGATATCCAGATGATAAATATTATGATGGACAAACCTGGGTTATATGTTCATTAGTCATTGCACAAATATATTTACATATTAACGAATCAAAATATAGTGGGTCTATTAATGATATAATTAATACAATTATTGAAATTGATTTAAATCTGGATATTGCTGAACAATATAATCCTGTTACAAAAGAACAAATGTCCGCAAAAAAATTAACTTGGAATTATGCGGAATTATACTCTACCTTTAAATTAATGCTTTAATTAAACCATATAAAGTTAATAAACATAATTATAATATCTCTATTTATTAACTACGCATTATGTACAATATTGCTTTAAACTGGTTACTTTTAGCCGCCACTACATTCTCATTATATAGACTTACACCTTTTATATTAGAATTATTAAATAATTCCTACAATAATGAAAAAAAAATAATAAAAAATAAATATACTAAAAAAAAAATAGGATTATTAACAAATGAAATACCCCCTGTCATCTACGGAGGTGTTTCTACATGGATAGTTAATTTTATGGATATGTTTAAAGATGACGAAACCTATGATGTCATTCCTATTTTTCTTGCTTATTACGATAAAGATATTACTGAAATTTTAAAAAAATATCCAAATATACGAATTGTTTATAATCCAAATGATATTATTCATGTGTTTTCTGATATAGATATTTGTGTTAATAATTTATGGATAGCCTTGGATACTATTAAACAAATTGTAGGTTTATATCCCCAAATACCAATGATTTCTGTATGTCATTCATTAATTAAAATGGAACATATTACAAATCTTGGCTCTTGTTATACAAATAATTTTTTTGATCAAGAAATTACATTTCAATATTCTGATTTTGTTATTTTAATTAGTCAAGCTGAAAAAAAATACTATGAAGAATTTGGTTATACAAAATATAAGGCTATTCCTGTAGTTATTTATAACAGTTTTACGCCTAAATTCGATATTAAAGATGTATTTGATAATTATAATTGTGATAATGTCGGATATATTGGAAGACATGTTCCTAGAAAGAGACCCGAATTAGCCATTTTGGGTGTTAATAAAATGGAAAGAACAGATGTTCAAGTATATAACATGGGTGTTGATTATGACCGTTATGAAAATGACTATTGGGATAAGCTTCATAAACAATATGAAAAGCAATTAACTATTATTCCATTTACATCTGATAAAAAGGTAAAAGAGGATTATTATAAACAAATTGGTGTTAATTGTTGCACCGGTACATACGAACCATTTGGTTACACATTATGTGAAGTGCTTGATCGAAGAATTCCAGTTATCGTTCAAAATATAGATGGACCAAGTGAGATAGTTGAAAAGGTAAAAGATTATGTCTATATGTACGAAGTTGATTCAAATTTAGATAATGATGTTGATAATTTTACAAAAGCGTTAACAGAATTTTATGATACTTCGCCTGAACAAAGAAAAGAAAATAGTGAAAAAGCTAGAATGGCGTTGGATGATTTTAGACCAACCAAAATAAAAGAAGATTGGGTAGAAGTATTAAATGATGTAAAAGTTAGAAATAAAACAAAAGAAACTATTGAAGAAAATAAAACAAATGTAATTTCATCCATGATTTCTTATGGCTATAAATTAATTAAAAAGATTAAAATAGAATAATAATTATAAAATAGAATAATAATTATTATTTAGAATTGCGGATCTCCTACAAAAGCGTCTACAGATTTTCCTGATAGTGAACCATCACCACCAGAAGAGAA